TCACCAGCAAAAAGCGCACTGCCTCGGCTGCACTAGCAACATCCGCCTCAAACACGCGCTGTCCCACAAACTTGGCAAGGCGTCCGTATAGCTTGATCTTGCGCAGCATGACGACCCTCTAGCCTCCGCCCATTGTACGGAAGCTGGGATGGCGCAGTCTACGTCCAGTGCATTTCTGAAGCCAGCCACCACCACCATATAGATCTCTGCTGCTGAGTCGCCCACGCAGATGATGTAGCACCATGCCATCACCGATATAGACAGCGCAATGGTTCAGCCCAATGCCACTGATGTTCATCAGCAGAAAGTCACCCTTTTGCAGCTCCTCCTCTTCCTCCAACTGGCGAAAACCCGCATCACGCCAACAGCCATCAAACATGGGCGCAGCCTCAAACTGCTCTGGCGTTAGCGGGCGCTCCCAATCCGGGAGGTTCAAACCATGCTCTTGATACCAGTCACGCGCCAAAGTCCAGCAATCGCTGATGCCCCAGGTCCATTGCCGCCCAATCAGCGGCGCTTTGTAACCAATGGGTTTGCATTCACCCCACTGCTCAGTTTTAGGGTTGACGATGTACCACGGCAGCCCACTGGCTTCGCAGCCCATCAAATCAGGCTGACTTGGCGTTGGTGGTGTTATGGGATGGGAATGAATCACAGCCACAATTTCGCCAGCATCCTCAGCCGCTGCATAGTCTTCAGGGTCAAGGATGAACTGATCACCGTTACTGCTGAGGTTGCGGCATGGCCAATAGCGTTCTCGCCCTTTGATCACCACCAGCAACCCGCACGCTTCACGCGGATCTTCCGCTTTGGCATGATCAAGAGCAGCATTGCGCCAAGTCATCCGAAATAGGCTCCAATGCCAGGGAAGCTGCCAAATGGCAATTCAGCCGTGGCGCCAAAGTGCGCTTTGCAATCGGTCAATGTCTTTAGGCAAGTAGGCAAACCACCGCTGTAACCGCACTCCGTAGATTTGTAGACCCATTGGCAAATGTTGGCGACACACTTGCGTTTTGGTGCGCTGATGCCTGCAAGGTCAAACGCTGCAGCTAGCTCAAACTCCACCACATCGCGGTTTTCTACCGTCTTGCGATCGACGTAATAGATCTCGCGCGGAAACTCGGCTGTAGGGTCTGGCGTTCCAAATGGGTTGGTAGCCTCAGCAGATATCAAGCCGCCGCCTTGTGTAATCAGCTCTGAGCCATCCTGCGCAAGAAGCGCAACGGTGCCAGGAAAGTTTGTTGAGTCGATGTATCGCGCCAACGTACGGATGCGTGTGACCTTGGCGCCTTCCAAGCCATCGGGCAAAGTCAAGATGAGCGCCGTGATCGTGTTCAGAATGTTGCTGACGCGAATTTTGGGACGTGGTAGCTGCCCGTTGCCGCTGTAATCAAAACCATCAGCTTCAATCGGAAAAGCTAAATACTCCTCGCCTGCCCAGTAAACATTGGCGTTGTTGTTGAGATTGGTGCCAGCATGAAAGCGAAACACTTCGTTGGTGCCATGCTGCGCAGTATTTAGCTCAAGCTGAAATAGCTCGATAATCGCACCGGGTGCAATCTCCTGCAGCGCTGAGACTGGTACGGTCATGGCTCAAATACTTGCCGGAATGTTGCTGTCACCGTGTTGTTGTTGCAGTTAAGTAATGTCGTTTGCCATTGCTCGCAAACAAACTTACCGCTAGCGCCATATGGAGTGGTCCAGTCAAAACTTTCCGAGCCGCCGCGGGCATCTAAAAATGCCAGAATTTGATCGCGTTCTGTATCGGTACGATTTAGAAATGTCAGGCTCCATTCTTTGGGGTTGGTGTTTAAGCCAAACTGGACGCGCTGCTCATATCCATCGCCAAATTGCGTTTTTCGAACCCTTGGTCCGCTGCTTTCTGTGGCCTGAAAGCTAGGTGTGAAGGTAAAAGTCGCCATTGCTTAGCTGGTCAGAAGTCCGCCGGGACGTTTCTGTTTGATCAATTCTGCCTGAACAGCAGCAGCAATTGCGCGACCAAGCTGCTGGCCTTGTCCAGTATTGCCCTCAACGCTAGTGCCTTTTGCGTCCACACTTACATTGACCACAGTACCGCCGCCATTGCCGGCTTCAATGCCAAGGCGTCCATCACGGCCACGCCTTAGCGGCATGATCGCCTCTGGACCGGCTTCACCCATCAGGCCAATGCCATTGGCGAAGGGGAACATCGTTGGGCGGCTTACAACGCCACCACGAGCAAACTTCTGGATGCCATTTTGCGCAAACACATTGCCATTGGCGCTCAGGGCAAATCCAGGTATCGCAGTTTTCAAAGCATTGACGCCTTCAAGCGCACCGGCTCCAGGTGACAGTAGACCTTTAATAAACTGCAGAATCGGCGCGATGATCAACATGCGCGTAGCCATCCGCGTTAAATCATTGATGATGGATAGCGCAAAATCCCGGAAGCTGAATTTGCCAGTCGTCGTCAAACTAACAATGGCATCTTCTAGCCCCCTCAATGCGTTCTGAGTTGCGCCGCTGATGTTTTCGCTTAGCGTGCCAATGCTCTCGAGATAGCCATCAATGCCATCACGAGCACCATCAAGCGCTCTGCCCTGCGTCTCTAGAGCATCAACAAATTCAAGCTCATCGATCGCCGCCTCTGCTGCAGCCTTGCCGAGCTCGCGCAAGCCATCGGCAAACTCCTTGTCCGCTAGGGCAACATTCGCCTCAGAGATTTGATCGATCAAAGTCCTTAACGGTGACACATCGATCCAGCCATCTGCAGCAGTCATTTCACGCACAAGACCAACAACCTGCTTGGTCATATCATCGACTTGGCGATTGTTCTCGCGTACTGCATCGGCGCGATCGAGCAGCAGTTGCTCAATCGGAGTGGCACCGACACCGGCATAGGCTGCATTCACATCTTCCAGCTTTCGACGCAACTGCTCTTGCAGTGATAGTGACTTCTGGCCAATATCATTGCGCTTCTGCGCCAAACGCTCGGCTTCAGATGCAGCCTTTTTCGCGGCCGCGTCACCTTCACGCTCGGCGGCAAGATCACGCATTTCAAAGCCGCGTCTTCCTGCACCAGTTCCGGGGGAAGGCGCATCGGTCCACATGCGTCCGATAGCTGCAAAGTCTTTGCGCGCTTGTGCAACCACATCGGTAAATCTAGTCTGCACAGCTCGAAAAGCTGCGCCAATATCTCTTTTTACAAATAGCTTATAAGCAACATCGACGGCTGCCACAAGGCTTTTGGTCAAAACATCGACCAGCTTGACTGTCGCAAAGATTGCCGTCGCAACGCCTCTAATGCCAAATTTTATGACAGCAAACAATGCCGTCCAATCCTGTTCAGAATCAAATAATTCCGAGAAAACCTCTAGGATTGATTGCAGCGCTGGCAATAGCGCATCCATTAATTGAAGTTGAAAACCTTGAACCTTGAAACCCATCTTGGTGATCGTATCATTAAACAATTCTGCCCTTTTCTCAAAATCCTTGCTAAGTTCTTCCTTGAATTGCTCCAAGATTTGCCTGCCGCCATTAAGTAATGTTATTAACTCAACGCCAGACTTGCCGAACAATGAAACTGCAGCCGCTGCCTTCTGTGCTCCATCGGGCATGTCCGCGAATCTATCGGCAATTTCCGCGAACATTTGTTCAGTTGTTTTTAGTGTACCGTCTTCTTTTTTAATGGAAATGCCAAGCTGTTGAAAGCGCTTCGATAACTCCTTGTTGCCTTCCGCCGCGGCAATCATGTTCACATTTAATTTTGTTAAGCCTTTTATTAGTTGCTCGTTGCTGACGTCTGACAGCGCTGCCGCTCTTTGATAGCCAATTAATGCGCTAGCCGCAACACCCGTCCGCGTCGCAGCCTTGCCCATCGCGTCGGCTGCATCAATACCTTGCTTCACAAATGCCGTAAAGGCGCCCAGTGCCAAGCCTGCGGCTAATCCTTTCAGCGCACTGCTAAGGCCGCCAACAGCAGCCTGCAGGTTCTTGACCTTGCCCTGTACGCCCTGCATCGAGTTGCCAAGGCGCCGGATATTGTTCTCGCCATCAACGCTGGCCTTAATCCGTAGCAGCGCGTCTAGATTCATCTCACGCGCTCCTTTCGTTCAGCTTGGCCATGGCCGCGGCTTCCATGATCTGTAGATCCTCGAGCACGGCGCGCTGATCCTTCACTTCATACAGTCTAAGGATCCACGCAACAGCTCCATAGTCCAAACCAAGCAGGCCGTTCATGGTCGTGCGCCATTGCGTCTGGCAGCGCAAAAACATCTCAACAGCTTGCCAATTCTCCTCCCACACCTCAAAATCAGCCGGTGGTGGCGCCTCCGGCAAGGCGACGCCCATCACGGCTGCATCGTCTTGCGAATCATCTTGAATGCCGCCGCTAGCCCAATGCTCGGCGGCCTCGATCAGTTTTTTCGCTTAGCTCCCTGCAGACTGCCAAAGTATGCAGTCACGATTGCAGTGGCGAGCATCGGCACATCAAGCAGTTGCGCCAGCGCAGATTGGCTAAATGGCACATCTTTGCCGCTGTCGTCCGTCACGCCGGACCAGCCCACCAGAACCTCAGCGGCCAGCTCACCATCCGTGATCTCGCCCGATTCAATCTGCACGCCGATTTCACGGATGCGCGACTGACTCAAGCGCCGAAACTCGCCATCAAAACTTTGGCGTTGATGCCGGCCACCATCGATCGGAAGATCAAAGGTGACCGGCCATGTGTAGCTGTCGGACTGCTTGAGAACGAACGCCATCAGGTAAGGGCAATGCTCAACTCATCATTGCCTGCCGTGGTCGGCGTGGCAACGTAGGGCAAGTTAAGCATCTGGATGCCGTCCTGATCAGAGTAGGTGGGCGATCCGATATCAGTCTGAGGCGAGCTGAAGGTCACAATGTTGCCAGCGGTTTGGCCATGCTGGAAGGTCAGGTTTCCAGTGCTGGTGCCGTTGGCGATTGTGAAGAAATCCTTAGCCGTGATGGTTGGCGCCTCAATCACCACGGTGCCGTTAGGCGCGCGGTTGGTGATCAGAACCTCCTTGGTGCAGCCCACCAGTTCCCGATAGACCATCTCATTGGCTAGGTCCATGCTGAAGGACTGCAAGCAGCCGCTGTAGCTGAAGACCTGGAAGCCAGTGGTGTTGCCCTGCTTAAAGATCACAGGGGTTGCTTGGTTGCTGTAGGTCGGAGTAGGCAGCGCGCTGTCGTCCGGAGCGTTGTAGATGCCCATCATGGTGAAGCTAATCACCGGGATCTGACCCACTTCGCCGCTGATGCTGAACGATCCACGGCAGCCGGTGATCTTGTGCCGCACGCCATCGTTGTTGAAATAGATGCTGCAGCTACTGAAGCTGCTGCTTACAGGCGCATAGGTGACGCTGGTGCCAGCAGAAATGGTTTCGCTCATGGCGCAGGACTTCATCACCGGACCCCACGATGGGGCAGTACCTGCAGCGCCGGAGCCAGCCAGCTCAACGTCAAATGTAATTTCAACGCGCTGATTCGCCAAGATCTGCTCAAAATTGCCCAGATAAGGCCGGATCAAATCGCGCGTAACCACATCAGCCTGCAAAGGCGTGATCTCCAGGTTGCGTACCAGGATCGCCTCGGTGCCTGCAGGAGTGCTGTCAGTGCCGTAGCTGGATTCAATCTTTGCCAGGATTAGGCGTTTGCGGGTCAGCAGAGCCATCGCTCAGTTCCTCGGTTTGGGGGTTGAGGGATTGCGCCGGCTCTGTCCGCTGTATCAGCTTCCGCTTGCCGGTCTTGGGGTCCAGGAGAAAAGATCCCCCTTCGCCTTGGTATTCATTAGCCATCGTAGCCGCCTTCTACTGCGTCAAGTCTGCCACGTTGGTGCGGTACCGGACTAAATAATCACAGGCAATCACACCAGCAGGCTGGTCCGCTTCCATCAGGTCAAATGAGACACTGACGGGCTGCACATCGATCGCATAACCGCCAAGCGTTAAATCAGCCATGATCTTGGCGTGCAGGCTTTCAACGATCGGATCAGCAACCTGATCCGGCACATTGCCCCGCACAATCACCGCCACACGTACCGTAAGGCTCCAGTCCAACGTGGGCAGCGCCGTATTCTGCTCTGCCGTATCGCTAACAGGCTCAACGACAATGGCCGGCGACTCACCGCGCGTCAGTGGCTCTACCCTGCTGCGATAAATCCGCGTGCTGACGCCTGTAGTGCCAGTCAGTGCTGTGCGGATAGCGGCCAGTATTGTCTCGCGTTTAGTGGTCACGCCTTCACCTCAATGGCGCTAATGCGACCGCGTTGAAAACTAATTGATGTTGTATCAGTGTGGTTGGCAACAAACATGGCCACCTCATCATCATCAGCCAACTCAATCATCCAAAAACAAAACAACTTAGTAATTTGCGTATTGGACCCAGTAAAAGCACGGCATTCTGACTGCGGGATTACTGAACCATTTTTCGCAAGACTGATGCCAAGCGTGTGGTTGTTGCCAGCTGATGCGTCCATGCTGGCCTGCACCATGAATAGCTTTGTCGCGCCGCTGTCGTTCTTCAGGCCAAAGGTATCAGTAGTGCCAAGTACAACCTGATAATCGCTCGCACTATCAAACGTGGCCGTTAGCCCAGTGCTTTGATACGTCCCGGCAGCACCAATGGCGATGGTGCCGCTAGTCATTTTGCTGGCCTGTCCACGAGCCAGCACGCCCTCGATGTAATAGCTCAAGCTGGACCATGCCAGCGTGCCATTACCGACCTTGAACCGCCGCGTATCGGTCTCAATGCCAAGCTCGCCATTTAGCAGCACAGGATTGGCGGAAGCCCAATTCGCAGCGGTGTCACGCCGCAGTCTTAGCCGTGCAGTACTGCTCATGCTCCGCCACCATCAAAGTCGTTGCCATCAAGGTAGCTGCTAGACGCGCTGCCACCATCAATCTCAGGGTCAAGCTGCTCGATGCCTT